CAGGTGACAGCATCTGCGCCGAGTTCGTCGTGAACAGCACGTTGCCCGTGCCGCTCTGCTGGCCGATGAGCTGCTGTTCCCGCTGCACGCCGCCCGGGGCATCGCCAATTGGCACGTTGAGAATCGTGAACGTCTGCTTGCGCAGCAGCTCGCGCACCTCGCTGATGCAATTGTAGAGGTCGATGTAGAGCTGCGGGTCGCCGAGCACCGATCGCCCAATAAACGGCGTCAGGGCGCGGCGCTTGGCATACAGGACAAACGCCGGGACCACGCCGAAGTCGTGCGTGCCCTGGCTAATGACCTTGCCGTTGCGCGTGCGCAGAATCCAGCCCTCGGCATTGACCTCGCGGACGCGAATCTCGATGCTGCTCGCCGTCAGGGTCTTCTGGTAGCTCTCGCGCGGCACCGCCTCGAGGAACTTGACCGACCGCAGTGCGCCCTGCTCATCGACCAGCCAGTCGGGCACGTCGATGGGCGTATACCAGCGCACGACCGCGCGGCGCGGGTCGTCCGGCAGCACATCCACGTAGCCCCAGAGGTGCCCGAACGCCGCGCACGGCCCCCACGCTTCGTGGAGCAGGTCGTCCCACGTGTTGCCGAGCCCGTCGGCATTGCGCCAGAACTGCATCAACGGGCTGTTCATGTCGAGCTGGCCCGCGCCAGACGTCCGCTCGGGCTTCATGCGGAACAGCAGGCCCTGCAGCTGCTCGATGAGCGTGGCGGCGATGTTCTCGTAACGCGCCAGCTTGCGGCGCTCGGTCAGCTTGGGTGAAGCCTGCTTGGGGCTCGGGTTGACCTCATAGCGCAGCACGTTGCCGTTGCTGTCGTAGATGGGAATGCTGTGGTCCAGCCACTCGCGGGGGTGCGCGATAAGGTAGGGCCTGCTGTCGTCGATGAAGCCCCCGCCGCCCTCGAAGACATCCAGCAGCTTAGTCCAGATGTCGCGGTAGCGGAGATAGAGCGGGTGCGTGACTCCCAGCACGCTTGACGGCGTGCCGGTAGGCGTAGACGCAGGAATAGCCACGCTTGAAGTTTGCGTGTTCGCTTACATGGTGTCAACCGAATAGCCCCACATCTGGGCCTACGGCTTGCGCAACAGCGTGATGTGCACCTCGTAGCCGAGCCCGTCGGCGAACCGCACGAAGGTATCGACGCTGGTGTTCTCGCCGTTGGCGATGCGTTGGAGGGTGCTCTCCCCCACACCGGACCGTTTTGCGGCCTCCTGCAGACTCCACCGATTCGCAGCCAGCACCAGCCGCAGATGCCGACGCAGTTCCCCCCGCATCCTCTCTACTGCGGTCATGTCGTTACCGTTTTGCCCTCTCTGACTGCACGCCAGTAGTTGCGCGGCATTCGGTTTTGTGCCTGTTGCGCGACAGTTGCCCATCTGACATTACCTGGCGCATAGTTGCCGAGCGGGTTGATTCTGTCGATTGAGCAGCCCGCTGGTCGTGGTCCGACTTCGGCAAAAAATTGCTCGAAAGATTCAAACAGAAACTTGACATTTTCATAAGCGGGATGGTGTTTGCCACCATCAACTGCCCGTTTCTTGGCCCTCGCATAACTTCGATACGCATAGGCTTTCACAGGGTCGTTCTTGATTCCAGTGCCAGCGCGTGGGTGCGGCTTATCCTCAAATCTGGTTTGATTCCGGCATGTTTTACAGAAAAGTTCGCGGCCAAGACTTTGTGCTTTCTTGACCACATCAGCTCTTGTCAAGCGCGAGACGCGACACCTAGGGCAGCATGTTTCGACTCGCTTATTGAAGTTAGGCATAACCAAATGGTAGCACTACCACTTGGTTTATTTCCATTTAATTTTGTTTGCCCACCACGCCGCCGACATCGGCCCCTTGGCGATGTTTTCGGCGTGGCGGGCCCGGAAGGCCATCCGACGCTCGCGGTTGGCCTCCGACTCGCCCTCCCGATGCGGCGAGCCCTTCACGCCCTGCTGGCCGAACCGGATGGTCTTCACTTCGTCGCCCTGCTTCGCCACCACGACGTGCGATTTCGTCGGGTGGTTCGGCGTGCGCTTGGGCTGGTTGTAGCCCTCGACGCCCGCCGCCTCGAGTCTCGGGTCACGCTTCTTTGCCATCGTCTGTCCTCCGTGGGAATCCTCGCACCTTGTCTGCCTTGGTCTGCTCGTAGGCCCAGAGGCCGAACTGCCAGACCGCAATCGCTCCGGCCAGCAGCCCGAGCAGGTAGGCCGCCCACCCAGGCACCGGCACCGCCACCACCAGCGCCCACAGCAGCACGAACCACGCCAGCGCCACACACAGCCGTTCCATGTCGCCCTCCTACAGCCAGCCCACGGTCGCCATGCCCACGCCGCCCCGCTGCACGAGCGGCCATTCCTGCGCGACGGCGTAGCCGAAGGCGTCGGAGATGTGCGTCAGCAGCGGGTTGCGCTTCTTGTCGAGGTCGCCGTTGTCGGCAAACACGACCTGCTCGAGGTCTGCAATCAGATGCTCACACGCCGGGTCCACCACTAGGTGCGACTTGCCGTCCATCGTCTGGCACCGGGCATTCACCGCCGCCACACGGTCGCGGACGTGCGGGTTGGCTTTCGGAATATACCACTGCGCGTGCGGGAACACCTCGCGTAACACGGCATGGTCGGCAGGGCCGGTGGTCTTGGCGGCTTGGCCACTGGCGTCGCCGTAGATGCGCAGCTGGCCCGTCCATCCCGCCGACTGCAGTAGCTCCTTGGCGCGCAGCGCTGCCGCACGGGTCGCCTCGCCCCCGGCATGGGCAATCCAGATTTCGCGCCACACGTGGCACTCATCGCCGATGCGCTGGAAGATGACGCCCGTCGATGGCTGCACGTTGAAGTCGAACGCCAACCCGACCCACGGGCCTGGCTGGAGGTGCACGGCGCGGCGGTGCTGCTGGCGGTCGAAGGCGTAGTAGGCGCGTCCGGCGACGGCCTCGAAGCTGGCCTCCCACTCCTGCCGAAAGGTGCGCGGGTCGGTCGTCTGCCGCGCTTCCTCGATTTCCTGCGGGTCCAGCGTCGGGTTGTCGATGCTCTTGAACTGCCACGAGGCCCACGAGCGCCAGCGGTCGTCCGTGGACTGCCCCCGCTCGAACAGGGCGTGGAAGTGATTGAACGACTTCGGCGTGCCGATGAACAGCGCCGGGGCGCGATAGTCGGCCAGCGCGGGACGGATGGCCCGTTCCCATGCGTCCGGTTTCATGTCGGCGAACTCGTCCAGCACGGCAAACCGCAGGCCGCGGCCCACCAGGTCGTCGGGGTTGTCGGCCCCGTGCAGGCGTAGCTCGGCCCCGTTGCGCAGGCGAATGGACAGCTCGGACTCGTTGACTTTCTCCACCCATGACGGGTGCAGGGACTCCTTGAGGTCGTCCCACATGATGTCCTTGGCCGCCTTGAGCGTTGGGGCGACATACCAGTAGCGGCCTTTCCCGCCACGCAGGGCGCGGGTGTTGAGCTCGACGCGCGCTAGGTAGGTCTTGCCGATGCGGCGACCCGCGCAGACCACACGAAATCGCTTCCGACTGCGGAAGACTTCGGCTTGCTTGGCGTGTAGCGCAAAGCGCCACGGCTCAGTCGTCATCGCGCGGCTTCAGGCCCTCGCCAGGCTGGAGCAGGTCGATGATGACCGGGGCCATCGGGACGTTGTGCTCGATGGTTTCCTTGGGCTTGCCGTAGGCGTAGTGGTAGAGCAGGGGCTCGACGGCTCCGGCAGTGCCCTCGCGCAGGCGGGTCTTGAGCGCGGCGATGTAGGCCGGGTCTTCGAGCAGCGCCTGCGAGGCTTCGCGGATTTCGCGCGTGGCCTTGTTCGGGGTGCCCTTCTTGCGGCCCCCGGTCTTCGGTGCGCCTTTCGGTCGTCCTCGTGCCATGTAAACTACTCTACAGTAGAAAAGGGGTTTTATTGGTGGTGTGGTTTGTTTGACACACTCAGTGTTTCGTCTTGCACTCGGCCATCAGCAGCTCGCGGGTTTCGGTCTCGCTGGTCACGTCTTCGTCCTCGATGAGGTCGAGCAGGGCCATTGCGCAGAGCGCCGACAGGCTCAGGCCGTAGCTGGCGGCGATGCGGACGGCCTTGTCGTGCTGGGCGTGACTCACCCATGCCGTGATGGCGCGGCCCTCGGCGCGGCGGTCAGGCATGGAGATGGGCCCGGGAGAAACAGGCGAGGATGCGAGCCCGCGCCACGCCGGTTCTGACATCTTGAGGCGTCACGGGCACAAAGCGATAGCCTGCGGCGGCAATGGCCGCTTGCTTCTCGAAGTCTTTGACCAGCCCGCTGCCGCGCCCGTGCTTGCCGCCCGTCCAGATGCCGCCCTGAATCTCGACGGCCACACCGGGCCAGCCGCTGGCATCGCCGACGAGAAGGTCGATGCGCCACCGCCGCGTCGCGTGGAACCGCTGCTCTGGCAACACCACAAGGTCAGGCCGCGCCTCGCGCAGCTGCGCCAGCAGGGTCGCCTGCGGGCCGCTTAGGCCGTCACTTCTTGTCGGGCGTCGGCGTCCAGCCCTGCTTGCGGAGGGTGCCGTAGATGTAGGCATCACGTCGCGCTCCCGTCAGGCCTTTCTTGGCCGCTTCCTTCTTCAGTGCCGCCTCGATTTTCCCGAAGTTTTCCTTGGGCATGGGGGTCTCCGGCGGTCAGTGTAGCACGGGCCCCCGTCCACGGCTGGCGCTTGGTCTGCCCGTCGTAGGGCCGCGCCAGCTTGGCGGCAATGAGTGCCTGCTGCACCGTCTCTCCGGTGTCCTGGTCGATGAGGGTCGCCAGCAACCGCCCGAACTTGTCGCGCCCGTCGCGCACGGTCCGCAGGATGATGCGGTCGGCCCGTGCCTCGCACCACTGCGCGACCAGCGCTTGGGCGTCATGCGCCATGCACCGCTCGTCGAAGGTCTTCCCGCGCAGCTCTGGCGTGTCGATGCCCTCCAGCCGCACGCGCACGGTCAGGCGGGCGTGGAAGCCCAGCTCGACCTCGAGCTCGACCGTGTCGCCGTCGATGACGTCCAGCAGACGGCAGCGGTAGTGGTAGCGCGGGTCGGTCATGGCGTCTCCTCCTCCTGTTCGCAATAGGCGCGCACTCGCTCAAGGTCTGGCCACCCCGACTTCGTGACCGCTCGCCCGACGAGGCTGTCATGTCCAACGTGCTGGTCAAAGTACCTGCACATCTGTGCAAGCGCATCGTCCAATTCCGCCGCTCTGAAGCCGCGTGCGCTGATGACCCCCACCAGCCACTCCGTGCTGACATACCAATCGTCGCCGGCAGTATAGATGCAGCCGCTGCCGCACGGCAGCGACTCGATCAACTCCTCCACAAGATGAGTCCGGTGCGTGTTGTTCATGACGTCATCTGTCATCTCGGCCCCCCGTTTGCTTTGCTATTTAGCATTGCAACCATTGCTAACATTGCAACATGCCCGGTCATCGTGGCCACCGCCTGCGATACTCGGCCAGCATCGTATCAGCTATGATCACTCGCTTTTCTCCCGTGATGTACTCCGACACGCATCGGAAAAAGACCTCGCGCCAGATGTCTTCGTCGCTGGGGCGTGAGCTGTCAAGGATTGCTTGACCGTTGGCCATGTCGAGGTTCTGCGCGGATTGGTCGGTTGGCCTGTCCGCGCCTGCCTGCTGGAGCCGATACACCTGCTGACGGGCGTGGTCACGCTCGCGCTGATGCTGGTCGATAACTTTCGCGGTGACCTTCGCGAACTCGTCATACTGCACCTGCACCCGCGTTAGCTTCTTACGAGTCTCGTGCAGTTCGACGGTCAGTCGCTCCACCTCGGCCAATGCTTTGTTCCCATCGGCCACGACCCGGTCGGTTTCGGCCTCTTCCGCTGCCGCTGCGGCTTCGGCGTGGGCCTTCATTTCGTCGGCCTGCTCGACCGCTACGGTCAGCGCCCCGACCTGTTCTTTCAGGCGCTCAACCTCGGCCTGTGCCGCGTCGCGCTGGGCAGTGAGCTGCTCCACCTCGCCTGCAACCCAGCGCAGCTCGATGCCGTCGGCCCGCGTCCGGTGCAGCTCGGTCGTCAAACCAGTGATGTGCGTCTCCATCTCAGTCTGGCGTGCCGTCAGCCGCTCGAACTCGGCTCGATGGTCGTCGTAGCGCACCCAGTCGCCACTGCTCGCTGGCATCATCCCGCCGCCGCCCCAGATCGTAACAAACCGCTCGATGTCACTCATCGTCCCCTCCATTCCGCTTTTTCTCGCGCCCGCCCGGCAGTCTCCACGTCGAGCATCGCGTCCAGCAGCTCGACCACGCTGTCGCGCATCTGCTTCGTCGAGACGGTCTGCCCCCCTTGCAGATGCACCAGCAGGTCGCGCAGCGCGACAATGGCCCCGCGATACCGTTCTCGCCGGTTCCAGTGCTTGACGATCTCTGCCGTCTCTCGGCAGTAGGTCTTCGGCGGTGTGGGAACTGCCGAGGATTCCTCGGGCGTTGGCGTGTCACTCATCGCCCATCCTCCATCATCGCCCGGATGCGCCGCCCGATCTCGTCGGCCGTCTCTTTGGCTTCGCCGGGGCGGGCCTTTGCGCCCACCTGGTCGGCCACGAGTGCGGCCCGTCCCAGCATGGCGTTGCACAGATAATCCGTCTCTGCGCTGACCTGTCGTAGCTGGTCAGCCATGCCGCGAAGCATGATAAGGATGTCGTTTACCCTGTCGCTCATGCCGCCCCTCCCGTCGCCCGCGCATACCGCTGCTGCGCCCGCGCCTGCGCGATGATCGCGTCGATCTCGGCCGGCGGCAGATCTAGCGTGTCGTCGATCGGCTCGCCCAGGCTGCGCCGATACCAGACGCGCACGGCGCATTGCTTTTCGGCATACTTCGCCGCCGTCCCCTGCGGCCCCTTCTTCGCCCGCACCGGCCGGCCGCACCCGCACGCGCACAGCCCGCCGGTCACGACCGCGCCTCCTTGAGCACCGCCTGCGCCTCGACGAACCGCGGATCGCGCGGGTCGGTCGCCTCCCATTCGGCCAGGCCGACGCCCACGCGCTCCAGCTTCAGCGCCATGCGCCACGCTGCCGCCCAGCCCACCACCACGCCCAGCAACAGGCCCCCAAACAGACTGATCCAGATCTCGCCCATGTCGTCCTCCTTCGTGTGTGTGTGTGAACCGACCAGCCGGGCGGGCCGTGTCTCCTCAGCCCCGCGCCCGCTCTCCCACAGGCCCGGCCCCATGCCGGCCGGCTGGTCGTCTACCGGATGCCCTCGGCGGGGCCTCCCAGCCCCGGCCACGCGGCCGGCGGGCGTGTTTTCGTGCTGCCAGACCGGCAGCCGCCCGGCCCGCCGAGGGCCTCCACCTTACCGGCCGCGCTGGTCGTGCAGCGTGCGCCAGTATCGAATCTCAGCCAGGGCCAGCACGATCAGCAGCGACAGACGCGAGCCGACTGACGGCCCGAACCCCGTCAGCTCTGCCAGCTCATCGTCGCTCATCAGCGGAGCCCCGGCCGGCGGCACCACCGGCGGGGCGACCGCCACGGGCTCGGCCGCTGGCACCGCCTGCGGGGCCGCCTGCGCCTCGACCGTCGCCGGGGCGACCTGCGCATCGGCCGCCAGCTGCTGGGCCTCCTGCGACGCCCGGATGGCCGCTTCGGCCGCCTCCAGCCGGCGCGCCAGCTCGTCGGCCCGTTCCCGCTCGGCCCGTGCCGCATCGTCGGCCGCCTGCCGCTCGGCCTCCAGCCGCTCGCGCTCGACGGCCACCGCGTAGGCCAGCTGCAGCTGGTCGACGATCTCAGCCCGCAAGGCCACGCCCTCGTGGTGCCGCTCCTCGAGCCCGTCGAGGCCCATCGTCCGCGCATCGGCCAGCTTGGCCGCAATGGCCTCGCTGGGGGCCGTCGACGGCATGGCCAGCGCCCGCAGCCGCCCCAGCACGTGCGCGATCCGCACCTGCCGGGCCTCTTCGTCCAGCTCCCACTGCGTCAGCGGGGCCCGGACGGTGCCCTTCAGGGCGTCGAGGGCCTCGCGGATGCGCCGGCGCTGGGCGTCGACCGCGGCCGATTTGGCCTTCCAGTCGGCCACGAGATCCTTGCCCAGGTCGTCGAGGGCTGTCTTCGTCCGCGCCACCCGGTGCGCCAGGCTGGCCAGCTCGGCCCGACCCGCGCGCGTGTCGGCCGTCAGCCCGTCGGCGGCCTGCCGCGCCTGCCGCTCGACCTCCTCGATGATGGCGTCCACACTGTGCGGGCTGGCGTAGACCGTCACGGCCGTGACCGTCGTGCCGACCGGCACCAGATACCCGGTCACTCGATCACTGTCGACCGGCACCGTCTCAGAAATGATCAGGCTCATGACCGCCCTCCGCGCCAGTGCCCCAGCCGCTCGGCCAGCGCCCGCGTCAGTCGGATGTCCGACAGGACGTGCGACTTGATGCCAGTCCAGTCGCCAGCCGCATACAGGGCCGCGATGTCGCTGCCGCTGATCGTGTCGTCGACCGGCAGGGCGAATCGGCGGGCGAACCACTTCAGCGACCGCGCCTGAATGGCCCCGTTCCACGTCAGGCGCAGCATGAGGTCGACGCAGGGCGTCCGATACTTGTCGAGGCTCACCGGCGGGGCCTTGACGCCCAGCAGGGCCGACCGGGCCAGCAGCACCGGCAGGTCGAAGGACAAGTGATTGAACCCGATGATCGACGCCACCAGCCCTTCCTTGTGGTCGAGGGCCAGCTGCCAGACCTGCCGCAGCAGCTCGGCCTCTTCGGCCTCGTCAGCGGCCGTCAGGACGTGCTCGACCTGGTCGCCGTCGATGATGCCCACAGCGACCACACGAGCCGTCCACGGATACAGCGCGGCTCGGCTGGTCTGCTCGGCCTGCTTCTCGGCCACGTAGGCCGCGATCTTCGCCGGGTCTTTGTAGTTCGCCGGCGCTGTGACGGGCTCGGCCAGATCGGCTGCCCCGTCGATGGCCACAGTTTCAATGTCGAGGATGATCGCCATGTGGTCGCCTCCCCTCAGAAGGGAATGTCATCCGCGTGGACGTCCTCGGCCGGGGCGTCGACCGTCTGCGCGACCGGGCCGGCGTCGACCGCCTGCCGATCCTTCACGCGCACATAGCCGGCCGAGATCGGCAGTTTCGGTGTGCGTGCGGCCAGCGGCATGATCGCCGCAATGTCGGCGTAGGTCTTGCCGTTGCGCGAGGTGTGCATGACGTTGATCAGGCACCCGGCGCCGATCAGCTTCTCGAGGTCGAACTGCTGCAGCTCCTCGGCCGTGAACGCCCGCCCGCGCCACGACTGCAGGTCGGCCCGCAGTCGGGCCTTCTCGTGCAGACTGGCCGTGTAGCGGCTCGACACCGTATAGGGCCGCCCGTCCTCCATCAGCTCGGCCAGCTGCCAGATGATCCGCACCTTGTGCGCGGTCTTCTTCTGCCCCTGCCACTCGCTCTCGACGATGCCGAGATCGACCACATCACAGCACACTGCCTGATGCACACCCGACGGGGCCGGTGAATAGTCGCCCCCGCCCCCTGCCGAAACATGAATTGCCATTGCTGTCGCTCCTTGTTGGGTTGTCTACGGTCTTACCTGGTCAACATTCGGCCACACGCGCGGGCAGCTCCCGCACCATCTCGGCCGCTTTCTCCATGAGGGCATGCAGCCCCTCGTCTGTCCCGCCACTATCGGCCCATGCCTGCACCAGCAGCATCGCCAGCGCGACGGTGACGTGCAGCTCGGTCGCCTTAGGCCGGTGATGGATGGTCCGCAGGATCGCCCGCTGCATGGCCACGATTTCGGCTATCTCCTGCGCCTCATAACTGGTCACTTCGGCACCCTCCGCTGCAGCTTCTGCAACGCCTCGCGCCAGTCGTGGTCGTTCTGCTCGAGGTCGAGCCGCGCCTGCGTCAGGCTGGCATGCGTCAGGACCACCCAGAACACCAGCGCCCCGACACACATCAGCAGCCCGCCGATCGCCAGCCCGCAGGCCACAGCGCCCGTCACTGCGGCCCCCGCTGCCGGCGCTCGCGCACCTGCGACTGTATCTCGGTGTAGATGCGACGTGACGATCGATCCTTCGCATCCTGTAACCAGACTTCAATATCGCGCTGCAGCCGCTGCTCGGCCTGCCGCTCCCGCTGCCATGCAATCGCCGCCGGCAGCGCCACCTTCCAGCCCAACAGTGCCACGGCCAGCGCTGACAGCGTCACCACCACGGCCACCACGACATCGCCCAGCATCATCGCCCATCCCTTTCTGCCAGCTGCAGGCCGGCCCACAACAGTCGAATCGTCATCTCCCGCACGGTCAGATTCTGCCGCGCAGCCTCGCGTTTGACGGCTGCCACCAGCGCCGGGTCGAGGCCGCGCAGCACAAGGGTCGGCATTAGTCCTCCACCTGGACGGCCACGCGCTCGGGTCGCAGATAGGCCATGCGCCCGCTGGCCGTCTGCCATGCGCGCAGCTCGATCTCGCCGTCTTCGGCGTCTTCGGCAATGCGCGCGTAGGCATGCACCGCTTCGTCCAGCTCGGCCACCTCGTCAGCCTCACAGCACCATTCATACAGCAGCCACTGCTTGATCTGCTCCAGCCCGCGCTCGGTCACGCGATACATCGTCGTGAAATTGGTTGTCATGGTCATGGCCTCCGTGTCAGAGACGGGCCTAGCGGCCCGCCCCCCTGATAGCGCCGACGTGCTGGCTGGCGATCTTTCCACTGATCGCGTCGGCCCAGCCGACCAGGGCGTACCCGCCGCGATTCAGGATCGTAGTCGTACGGTTGGAGACAAACGCGCCATCAGGACGCTGGAACCAGAAAATGTAGTCGGCCCACACCTTCCGGCCGTTGCCCTTCCGGTAGGCACCGATCGGCGACCGCGACATGAAAAAGCCGTCGCGCACAAGTTTCGCCTCGACCTCTCGCGTCTCTGTGCCGATGGTAATGGTGAAGGTTCTGGTCTGCATCTCATCCTGCTCTCTGCCCTGTGGTGGGCCGGCGTGTCGTCCGCGGTAGTGCGTCCGACAGGTGGAGAATAACACCGCTGGAAATCGTGTCAAGCCTTTTTTCTGCGGCCCGAAAGATTTTACATGCTTAACGTTTCCGACCTGCCATGTAGAGATCGCCACGGTCGAGGTAGGCCAGCGCGTCGACGACTTCCAGCCCGACCGCCGTCATCGCTGCCCGCAGGGTTTCGGGCGACACGTTGGCGTAGTACTCGCCATACCGCAGCGGACCGCCGTCCACGGCCGAGTGCGGCCGCCGCGGCTCCGTCGCGCACGTCACCAGCACCAGCCCGCCCGGTCGCAGGCGCTGCGCGGCATTGGCCAGGATCGGCCCGGTCAGGGGCGTGTGCTCCAGCACCTCGCAGCAGACGACCACATCAGCCGGCCACGGCGGGGCCGCATCCTCGCCGGGGCCGACATAGTCGACACCGGGGCCGGGGCTCAGGTCGCAGCCCCACCATTCAGCGACCTGACCGGCGCGGGCCGCCTGCCGCGCGCTGCCGTTGACGTTGCGACTGCCGATCTCGAACACGTGCAGACCGTTCGGCAGCGGGTCCAGCTGGGACGCGATGAACTGCAGGGCTTCCAGATGCACGGTCAGTCCTCCACGCAGACGCAGGGCCCAGAGCCCAGCGCCGGGTAAATCCGCAGGCCCAAGGCCACGGCCGCCGCCACCTCCAGCCGCGCCCCGCGTGACCGCTCCCAGCCTGGGAGCAGCCGCAATTCGTCGGCCAGCCGCAGATGCCACAGACAGACCAGCATGCAGGCCCACCACGGCCGGTGTGGCGGGTTCAGCGCGGCCGGGTTGATCACCGACAAGCCCCGCCGCTCGAGGGCTTCCTGAGCCGCGAAAAACGCCCCGAAGTTATACTTGGGCCGGCCGGTCATAGGCCCGGCGATATAGGCCAGCCGCCTCACGCGCCGGCCTCGTCGCCCGGATCGGCGTGCTGCCAGCGGTGCGCGGGCTCGTCGATGGCGTCGGCCGTCACGGTCACGGCCGCCCGCGCGCGCAGCGACCGCACGATCAGGGCCATCGCCGCCAGATCCAGCAGCGTGTCGTCGAGGCTTTCATGATTCGGCACGCGCTCGCCGTCGCGCGTCAGGTTCATCAGCCGGTGATACTTCTCGCTGAGCCGCAGCTGGGCCGCGCGCCAGGCCGGCACGCCGTTGTCGTCGGCCGACACCTGGTAATTCCGCAACGGGTCGCTCGCGTCGGCGTAGTCGTGCCCCTTCGAGAGGTGCAGCGCGCGCAGCTCGTCGAGCGCCTGCAGAAACTTCGGATCACCCGCCATCTATCCCTCCTCGCTGTGTCGCACGGCCACCGGCCGGCGCTGTCGTCTCCGTCGTCGTAGATACTGCCCATACCACCAGCGGATCTCGTCGTCGCTGAGATACCGCATTAGCCGTCGCTCTTCGGCCGCCACACGCCGCTCGCCCCAGCGCGGAAACCGCCGGTGCAGCAGCTCATGCAGCAGGGTCGACACCGTGGCCGGGGCCGGGTCGATGATGATCGCATCCGTCTCCCGGTCACAGAGGCCATGCACATGATAGCCGGGTTCGACCAGTCGCGCCTCGACGATACGACCGCGCCTCAGCTCGTCGGCCAGCAGGGCCAGCCGCGCCCGCGCCTCAGCGCTGCCGACTGCCACGCGCGGCCTTCCCCCGCAGCCACGTCAGATAGTCGGCCGCCGATTCCGGGTCGAAGAGCGTGACGATCAGGCGCGGGTCGTCATCCGCGAATCGCGGATCGATCACCGTCACCGGCGCGCAGAAGATGTCCTGATTCGCCAGCCCCAGCTTCTCGGCGTAGCGGTCATGTTTCTTGTAGCTGCTGACCCGCAGCGCGTGCGAGATCAGGCCGCTGGCCGGGTCCTTCACGACCTGATAGCCGCTCACGTGCGTGTGCCCGCAGGCCAGGACGTGATCGCGCCAGCCCATCGTCGCGGCCTTCGTCGGCCCGTGCGCCGTGTTCCACATGCTGTGTCCCTTGAAGTCGTGCCGGGCATTGATGCGGATGCTGCGGCCGCCTGGGAACGTCAGCTCCAGCCGCGCGCCGTGCTGCCGATATAGGCTGTTCGACTGCTGGGCGAACCACGCCACCGGGTCGCCCGCGCCTGACCACGCATCGTGATTGCCGCCGATCAGGTAGAGCCAGCGCATCGACCGAATGAACCACTCCACCAGCACCAGCGCCTCGCGGGCCGACGTGCTCTGCTCGCCGTAAAGGTGCGCCAGCCGGCCCACCCAGTTGTTGCTGAAGTCCCCGACATTCGCGCCCAGCAGGCCCGGCGTGGCCTGCACGAGGGCCACGTGCCGCTCGATCAGCGCGATGTCGGTGCCGTCGTCGTCGAGGTGCGGGTCGCCGCCGTGCAGGATGCCGATCGGGCCGTCCAGCTGCACGCGGATCGGAATCAGCTTGCGCGCCTCGGCCGCCTGATGCTTGCGCGCGTAGGCCACCCGACGACTGGCCAGCAGCTCCTCGGCCGTCGGCAGGCTGTCGGGCAGGTCGTCAGCGACCGTGAAGTCGCCGGCGTCGTCGTCGAGGGCCCGCGTCAGAACGTCCTGCCCAAACCGCTTTTGCGCGTCGCGGATCTGATGGCCCAGCGTGCTTAGCGGCACCTCGCTCTTGCGACTGGCCACGCTGACGTTGCCGCCGTGCTGCCGCACCAGCTTGACCGCCGCCCAGAGCAGATCGTCGGTGCGCCGTGCGGCCGGCACTACCGGGGCCCCCGCGGGTCGTCAGGGTCATATGGCAGCCACCACAGCGCGCCGACGATCAGCAGGGCATAACACACCGCCACAAGGGTCGCGAACCCGATCAGCCATCCTGACATCTACCCGCCTCCGATCCCCACATACGCGCGCCCGCAGGGGCACCAGACATACCCGCCGCGGGCCATCTGCACCAGACGCCCGCAGCCACATTGCACGCTGGTCACTTGTCGGCCAGCAGGCGCTCAGCCAGCCAGCGCAGCAGGGCCTTCCAGCCGGGCCGCTTCGGCGGGGGCGTCGGGCCGCCGGTCGTGCTGGTCGGCCCCAGCGGCGGCGGGGCCCCGGCCGCATCGCGCAGCCAGCCGGGCATACGAATCGCAGCATGGTCACTCATGGCAATCTCCCTTGTAATGGTGGCCCCCCAGCAGTCGCACCGCGGCCCAGCGCCACCACGCCATCGGGGCCCACACGCCGAGCCGACTGCGTCGCTGATGGCACCGCCGAAACTCGGCATCGGCGTCGCGCCGGCTGATGGGCCTGCCGTCGATGCGCCGGCCCGTCCGGTAGTGAATGTCATGCTCGTCGCAGCACTCACGGAAGATCTGCAGCGTCGGCCCAGAGCAGCCATCGCCGCCCAGCTGGCGCGCGTAGTCCTTCACGCGCTGCCAGTAGCCCACATCCGACGGCGGCACCGTCACCGGGGCGGCCCCCCGACCGTGCCCGTGACCTCGCCGATCAGCTTGGCGCGCAGCCGCAGCGGAATGCCCGCTGCCAGTGCGGCCTCGAGGCGCTGCACGCCCTCGGCCGTCAGCGTGCTGTTGTGCGCCAGCAGGTCGAGCCGCTGCTGCACGGCCTCGACACGGGCCAGCACGTCGGCCAGCGTCGGCCCGGCCGGCACCGGCGGGGGCGTCGGGCCGGGGGCGGGCGTCGGGGCGAACGTCGCCGGGTCGACCGCCGGCAGCCACGGCCGGCCCGACGGGTCGCCGTGGTAGGGCACCTCGGCCCACTGCGGCCGCGACTCCGCGCCAGCCGCCTGCAGGATGTCGATCAGCGTGTTGGTCGTGCGGTAGTGCAGGATGTCGTGCGCGATCCGTGCGCCATTCGGCAGCGTCGACGCCTTGCCGTTGGGCTTGGCCGAGACGCCCCAGGCTGGATCGGTCTGCGCCAGCCGGTAGGCGACCTCGTTCGTCAACAGGCCGCACTCGTCGTCCGTCAGCAGCGCGCCGAACTTGGCCCGCACCGCCGCCACCACCTCAGGCCGTGGCTGCATGATCGCCCTCCTGCTGCGCCGGCGTCATCGTCTCAGCGGCATCGTCCATCTGGTACGCGACCGCTGCGTCGAGCCCGGCGGCTTCGTAGGCCGCGCGCCGCCTGGCCTGATACTTGCCCCATTCCGTTTCCAGCCCGCGCCTCAGCACGACGCCCTCGAGCTCGATGGCCTTGATCTGCCAGTAGTGCTTGCCGTCCATGTCCCTACTCCTTCTCGGCCCTGCGGCCGGTTAACTCAGATGCACCGTCGGCCCGACCGCCAGCAGCCCATAGGCCAGCCGCGTCTCGTTGCCGCTATCCGTTCGCTTCAATTCCCACCAGTACGACCGCTGTGCAATGGTCATGTTCGCCGCGCTCAGACTGACTGTGGCCCGCTGTGTGTTGCTGGTCGGGTTCTGATGGTAGCTGCCGCTGATGGTGATGCCGCTGCCGGTCGTCTTCGCCAGCACGGCCTGCGCGTCCGGGTCGCTGAGGTCGTCCTTCAGCATCCAGGACAAGCCCCAGCCGGTGATCTCGCGGATCGTCGTCTCGGTCGTGTCGGTGTAGGTCGTAAACGCCAGGCTGACGTCGCACCCGTAGTCTACATGGATCGTCGTTTGAATCCCGCCCACTGCCGCCCCCTCCAGTGCGATCGACGTGATGCCGGCCGCGTGAATCAACATCGAACCCTCGACCGCTTGTGCCATCAGACGAACTCCATCAGACGATTCAGCCAGCCGCCCGCGAAGACGCGCTGCGACGGGTCACTGAGCAGCCGCGCCAGATGCCGGCCCCGCGCCTGCAGCACCGACCGCCGCAGGGCGTCCGCGCCCTGCACCGCCACGGCCGAGAGCGTCTGCGGCCCGATCGCCCCGTCGACCGTCACGCCGGCCGCCCGCTGCAGATCCATGATCGCCCGCCGGGGGCCGCTATGCGCACCGTAATCCACCAGCAGGGCCCGCAGCCGCGGGTCGACGATCTGATCGAAGCCGGGGGCCTCGACATACTGCCGCAGGTAGATTGCCCGCGCCTCGGCCTCCGTCAGCCGCTGCACGTCCTCAGCCGTCACCGGGGCCTTGCGCCACGCTGAGAGCGTCGCGCGCGTGATGCCGTAATTCGTCGGCCCGCCTCGGTCGTGCGGATGGTCGACATAGCCGCCCTCCCGCCGCAGCACCTCGGCGAGGATCTCGTCGGTCGTCATCGGTCGGCCCACCACTGGATCAGCGTCACCAGCACGACGACGACACCGGCGACCGTGCCGCCGGCCAGCATGCCGACGCGGCCGGGGCTGCGGTCCTCGAGGATCGCCACCTTGCGCTCGAGTGTCGCCACGCGCCCGTTCTGCTGGGCGACCTTGTCGCGCAGCTCGGTCAGCAGCGCGACGACCTGATTGTGCCGCTCGTCCAGCAGCTGCCAGAACAGATCGTCGTCAGGCCGTGGCATCGTCGGTTCCCGTGTCCGGTGCGGGCTTGGCTGGCAGCGCCATCGTCACCGGCATCCCCGCAAACGCCGACATCTGCGGCAGCAGAGTCTGCATGAATGGGCGCAGCGTCGCCGCGAACTGCGCCGCCGCCTCGGGCGGTGCCGTCATGCTGCGATGTCCGACCGGGCCGAGCGTATCGTCGACCAGATCCACCCCCGCTGTAAAATGAATTGCGCCGTCGGCGCCGACGGCGATATGCGCCGTGATCCAGTTGCCTTTGATTGCCATGCCCGCCCCTCGCGTGGTTATTTGCAGTAATTCAAATGCAGCCCGACGACGGCCAGCCGATTTGTGCCGTCGATTGACCGCAATGTGAGATCATCGTTTCCATCGAGGTCGGCATCCTTCGGCCCATTGCCGACCACAAACCACCAGCCGCGCACGGGCAGATACCACATGAGCTCCAGACAGAGGCCGGACGTCGGATTCCACGCCATCAGGCCGCTCCGGCGCGGATGCACGCGGACCAGCTGAAACTCTCCGGTCGGATGATAGAGCAGCCACGCCGCCACGCCGTCGACGACGACCGGAAACGGCGTGGTGTCCTGCAGGCCGTACTGTGCCAGGCTGACATCAAGTTTTGCAGTTTGTGCTGAGGCATGCGCGGTCATGGTGACCGCCAACAATACCGCCATCCATCCTGTTTTCATTGCTCATCTCCTCCGCGCCATTATGACAGCGCCGTCGTGCTGACAAGATACGTGTTGGCCGCCATCGCCAGCTGCAGGGCATTCCCCGATCGGCTGTACGTGCGCGCGGTTGGCGATCCGTTGCTGTTATAGGTGACCACGACAGTCGGAGCCACGTTACGGCTGGCCATGACCACATCGCAGAATGAATTACTCGTCAGAAATTCATTGCCCGTCACCACAACCAAAGAACCGAAGAACTCCGCATCAGCCAGGATCGTCGTGGCCGTAGTGCCAACGGATTGCGTTTGATACCCGGCGAAGATCTTGCGCTGCAGGCCCACGACCAGCTGGACCTGATTGTTGGACGACTCGACCAGATAGGTATCGCCCGTGCCCGCCGAGCCGTCGAGGTAGAGACGCGCCGTGGCATTGATCCCGATGTTCCCGCCGGTCCCTACCCTGAACTTGGTCGTAGCAGATCCATTCGTGGCGACCTGAAAATCGTAGCCGGTTTCGACGAAAATTCCGACGTTGCCGTCACTTGTTCCAGAGTACAGGCCGACCTGCGAAAAATAGCCGCGCGTTGATCCGTTCTCTGCTAGGAAGATCCCGGTTTTGCCAGCAGTGGCCTGATTGAATCGAGCGACCACGCTTCCCGCAGCGCCGGTGACATCCAGCCGGTAGCTCGGCGACGTGCCGATCCCGAGGTTGCCTGCCAGGCGTGTAACCTTATCGCCGCGAAACTCTGCGATGTCGGCACCAGCCGAATCGGTAATCAGAAACGTTTCAGAGGCCGACGTGCCAGGCACGCCGATCAGAAACGAGCCAGTGACATACCGCCCGAACCGGCCACCGAATGATCCGACCGTGGTGCCCCAATCAAGATACTTGCCTACGGTGAGCTTCAAGTGATCGTCGAACACATACCCGCTGCTGGCCCCGGCAAAGGTCAGCGTGTTGGCACTATGCGTGACCGTGATATCGCCGTTGTCAAAGTTGATGACCGCGCCTGACGCGAGGAACAGGTCACTCCACTGCGTGGTCGTGGTGCCGAGCGCCGCCCCGTCATTGGTGGCGGGGCGCAGAGGCCCATTGGCAAACGTGTAGCCATTCGCTGCGCCCGCAAACGCCAGCGCATCCGTGCTGTGCGTGATCGTGACGTCGCCGCTGGCGAAGTTGATCGAGCCGCCCGAGGGCAGATTGACCACCGACGCGATCAGCGGGGCATAGGCGCTGTCGTCGCCCTCGCGCACGGCCAGCGTGCCCGATTCCAGATCCAGCCGCACGCCGGCTGTGGTCGCCGCGCCGATGATCACGGCTGTGTCGAAGACTGGCGCGGTCTTCAGGTAGATCAGGTTATTGACGATGTCGGCATTCCAGACCGCCGGCGTCACAAGGAAGCCGAGGCTGCGGGTTGCGGGCGTGGTCCAGACAGACATCGTGATCGCTCCTAGAAGGACAGCCGGGTCGACACGCCCAGCTCGCTAAAGTTTGCCACACCGAGCGCCCAATAGACTGAGGTATCGGCCGGGGCCAGCCCCCACGTGACGCGCGGAATACCGGGGGCGACCACCTCCAGATCGACCGACTGGATATAGTAGGACGCCGACACGCCAGTCACCGTCTCCGCGAGGGCGATACGGTCGCCCACGTCGCGCGCCAGAATCTGCGTCTGCAGCGCGGCTGTGCTGGGGGCGATCGCCATCGCCGCGACATTCAGCGGGCTGCCGTACAGGCCCAGCGTATAGAGGGCGATGTCGCTGCCGACCGCCGGGTTGTTCAGGTAGGGCAGATCGAGGTTCGCCACCTGCTCGCCGTAGCTGGCCAGCAGGCTGGTATTTTCGGCTTCGGCCACCGTGTTCTCGTAGTCGTAAATGCCCTTCCCCCGCGCCTGCAGCTTCGTCACGTAGCCCGTGCTTGTGCCTGTGTTCGTCAGCTCCCAGCGCACGCCGTTCCCGCCCAGGCTGGCCACGACCGTCAGCGACGCCGTGAGATCCGTGCCGCTACCATCGGCCGCGCTGTTGAAGGTGTAGTCCGTCGTTGCGACGGGCGTGACCATGTCGTAGCCGCCCACGCGCGAGGCCCGGTCGTTTGGGTCGGTGTACGGGCCCAGCAGCGTGACCGTCTGCCCGCCGTCGATCTTCGTCGACGACTGCAGGCGATACAACACGACGGTCGCCGTATCCACCACGCGCGGATGCGCGACCACCTGCACGCGCGTCAGCAGGTTATCCCGCGTCGCCGTCACGCCCAGATCCCTCATGCTGTTAGTGAAGGTTGCCGCATCCGTCTGGTTGATACGATCCGAGCGCGCTTCGAATGTTGCTTGCCCGGTGCCCTTCACGTAGAAATAGCCCAGCTCCGACAGCGTGACACGGGCGATCTCCTGCAGGATCGGGTTCGGCTTGTCGTCGCGCGCGGTGTCGAGGGCATATGCAAACGTCTCGCGGCCAGTATCAATTAGCTGCGACTCTGGCGACCGCGGCACGTTGCCGATCAGCAGGCTGATGATCTCGTCGCTGCGCTTGTTCAGCTGCGTGATCAGCCCCGCGACGGTCGCCCGCGCGGCCTCATCGATCCAGTCAGCCGCGACCACCTGCACCGCCCGCGGCCCATACGTCCCGGCGACCGGCACCAGCGACACGATCGAGCCGATGAACTTCACATACCAGGTCGACGTGGCCGGGTCCTGCAGCTGCACGCGCACGCGGATGCCAAGGTTAAACCCTGTCCGCACTGATGGACCGCCCGGCGAATAGTAGCCGAGGGTTGATGCGCTGTTCCTGGCGCTGTTGTTCAGGCTAAAGCTACAGCTGCCCGCGCTCGCCGTGCGATCGGCCGGGCCGGCCCCACGGATGCCGTAGCCGATGCGGATCGACGACAGCACGTCGGCCGTGATCGCCGTCCAGCCGGCCCCGCGGCCGCTCAGCTCAAGCTCGACACGTGGCGTGACATTCGGCATGACTACCCCGCCACCAGCACGGCATCGCGCACCGCCCGCGCCAGCGCCTGCGGCAACATCTGCATATCCGACCGCAGCCCGGCCACCTCAGCCGCGACCGCCTCCGACATCCAGCCCACGCCCATCGCCTCAGCGAATGCGCCCGCCTGGCCACGGGGCACCACGGCCTCGTCGCCGTGCAGCATCGTCGCCGTCCCGCCGCCGAAGTTGCGGAACCATGAGCCCGTGCGTGCTTTGGTGCCGCGCGCGTAGCCCTCGCCGACGCGCGTCGGGTCGCCCTCCTGCTGCGTGTTGATGCTGATGTCGATCTCGCGGGGCAGGTCGTCCAGGGCCGAACTGACGCGCTCGATCGCGTCGACCGCCGTCTGGCCCTGCTGCTTCATCTTCGCTTCGATCTCGGCAATGACCGCTGCGCTGGCCTGCGCGCCCTGCTTGCTCGACTGCCACAGCCGCTCGGCATCACGCAGCGCCTCGGCTTCCGTGCGTCCCATCGCGATATAGGCGTCGCGAATGGCAATCACGGTCATCTTCCACGACTCGTTGCCCGCCTCGTTCTTCTGCGTCTGCGTCAGCAGGCCGGCCAGCTGCTTCTCGAAGTCGGCGACCGCCTGCCGTCCGCGCAGCTCCTCCTGCGACGGGCCGCCGAAGATCGACTTAAAGAATCCTGCGATCTTCTCAGCGACCGGGCCGAACATCGGGCCCAGCGTCGGCAACAGGGCCGTCACGGCCGTGCCGATGCCGAAGGGCAGCGCGGCCGTGATAGCTGGGCCGAACTTCGTGGTGAAGGCCTGCATAAGGTTCGTCCCGATGCTGGCCCCGGCCGCACCGATCACCGAACCGCCGCCCTGAATGGCCGCGATAATCGACTGTGGCACGCCCTGCATTAGGCCGGCAAACCTGCTCACCGACTTCGTGCCGGCATCCTCCAGCACCGCCGACAGGCCCGAGATCGACGGGGCCAGGACCGCGCCCGTCGCCATTGCCCACTCCTCTGTTGCCTTCTTCGCGGCCGCCGATGCCTTCGCCGACTCGTTGATCGACGTGTAGAGCAGCGTGCCATCGGCCTCGAGCCCGCGCGCGATGTTCTGCAGCGAGACGCCGGCATCGTCGATCGCTGGCTTCAGCTCGACGAAGTTGCCAGCCAGCGACTTCACCGACTTGGCGAACTTATCGGTTTCGTCCTTCGCCGCCTTCTTGACCTTCGTGACCTTCTCAACCTTCTCGCTGTAGTCGCCGACGATCGGGGCCGCCGCCGCCACTGCGGCCGTGGTCGGCTCGACCGCCTTCTTGCCCATGTCCGCGATCGCCTGCCGCGCCTCCGCGGCCGACTGCCGCATCGACGCGATCGCCTCGGTCGTGATGCCCAGCTTGTCGGCCAGGAAGGGCACTTTCTGCGCCATCTCGCCAATGGCCGCGACGCCCTCGAGCACGGTCACTTTCCACGCCAGCAGGTTCGCCCGCAGAAAGTCGAAGCCCTTCGCCACATACTGCGCGGCTTGCCCGAGCACGCGGCCCAGGAGGTCGGCGATCAGCTCGATCGCCGGGGCCAGCGGCCCGAGCACCTGCCCGATGAGGCTGAGCCCGGCGGTAGCCAGCCGGCCGAGGGCATCGCCGGCCGCGTCACCACCGGCGACTGTTTCTTCGCTGAGGATCGCCCCGCTCGTTTCGGCCTGCTTGGCCAGCTCGGCCAGATTGCCACTGAACGCCGGCAAGAGATCCGCGCCGGCCTTGCCGAATACCTGCGTGGCAATCGTGGCCCGCTCCATCGGATTCGGAATCTTTGCGATGGCATCGCCGATCGTGGTGAAGGCCTGATCCGGCGACATCTTCAGCAGGTCGGCCGTGGAGAGGTTCAGCGCCTGCAGGCCGGCGACCGCGCTCTTGTCGCCAGTCACGAGGGCCTTCGACATCTTGGTCACTGCGCCACTGACCTGGTCGAGGCTGATGCCGGCCTGCTCCGTCACGTAGCCCAGCGTCTGCAGCGCGGTCGTGCCGATCCCCGTCTTCGCCGATAGGTCGGTCAGATTGCCGGTCAGGTCGAGCAGCTTTTTCCCGGCCGCGACGATCGTGCCGGCAATGGCGATCGGGCCGAGTGCGGTCATCAGCGAGGCCCCCACCGCCTTGATCGGAGCAGGCAGGGCCGCGAACAGGCCTTGCGTGGTCTTCGTCGCGTCGTTCAGCTTGACGATCTCGGCCGGCGCCTCGAGGCCCAGCGCCTTCATTTTCGCCAGCGCCTCGCCAGTCGTGCGATTCACGCGGGCCATTTCGGCCTCGGTCAGCTTCGATGCCCCGCCGATCTCCTGCACCGCCAGCGCGGCCGCCGAGGCCTGGCGAATGATGCTCTCGCCACTGAAGCTATTGCCGACGCGCGTGACCGTGCTGGCCGTCACGCCGGCCGCTTGACCGATCTTGTCGAGCGAGCCCTGCGCGGCTTGGGCCTTCGCCAGGAAGTCGCTGAAGTCAGCTCGGAATGTCGCTACGACTGCCACAGGCGGCCCCCCGGTGATCTTTCGTGTTGCTCGTCGCGCAGTTGCTCGACCAGCACGTCATAAACCGTCAGCGGCAGGGCCTCGAAGTCCTGCCACGTCCAGCGCATCAGTCGGCAGATGCCGAGCCCGGCGCGGATGTACTCGCGGTAGGGTTTTCCCCGCGTGACGCCTCCTGCGCCTCAATGTGTGCCCGCACCGCAGCCTCGATGCGATCCCAAGCCGGCTTGGCCAGACTGTCGACCGCCGCCGGCGTGAAGGGCACGACGCGCCCGCCGTCCTCCGTCAGGTTCCAGTCGACGATATAGGCCACCGTGTTCGCCTTCCAGATGGCCGCCAGATCGGGCTCGACAGTGCCGTTGGCGCGCACGCTCTTGACCAGCGACTGCTGCACCGCCATCGACTCGCCCACGGTCAGCTCGCGCTTGACCGTCACCGTGTAGCCGTCGCCCAGGTCGAGATCGACCGTCGCCGGCGTGACAAACCATCGGATACTCTGCGGCTTTTTGCGTGTCATCGTCGCCCCTTCTGCTGTTGTGGCCCCAGCGTCACCGACAGCTGCGAGCCGTTCACGGTCATGCCTTCCACCGGATAGATCAGGGTCTGCCGTCCCACGTGCAGCAGGGCCGTCAGCGGCTCCTGCCCCATGCGGTAGGCGTCTTGCGTGACCAGCTCGGCCTCGAGGGTCGCGCCGGTCGGGTGCGTGTGGAGACGCCACGGGCCGAACACGCAGGCGGGCAAATACGCCCACCGCAGCTCACCCGTGACGCCTCGCACCTGCATCATGTGCCGTCCTACGCGCGCGTGACCGCGCCGTTGAACACGAGGTTACCGCTGATGCTGACCGCCCCGCCAACGCTATCCTCGACCGTCACCGACGTCGGCCACGCCTGCCCGGCCCAGTACCTCGTCGGGGCGCTGGCCGACGGGTACAGGTAGCACGCCACCGTGCCGCTGCCCTGCGCCTGGTCGAATGCGTCGAAGGGAATATCCGCATCGTCTGCGAAGAAACCGCTGAAGCTGGCATTCGCCGACTTGATCCCCATCACAAACGTTGACCAGCTGTCGCCCAGGCTGGTCACGTCGGCCGTGGCCTGCTCAATGTTGATCGTCCACTGCGTCAGGTTCGCCACCGACGACGCCGCACCGGCATTCGTCGCGGCCAGATACAGGACGCCCCCGCGCCCGTGATACTTCGGCATGGTTACTCTCCTCCGCGCGTCCAGCGCGCCAAATCCGTCATCATCTGCTGCGCGCGTGCGTGCCAGTTGGCCCCGGCCACCCTGGCCCGCGCCTGCGTCGCACACGCCTGACGCCTGAGCGGGTCAGCCAGCAGCGCCCGTATCAGCGCGCCGGCCTCCGCGGGCGTCGTGAACGTCGGCACTGATGTGCCGAACCATTCGGCCACCTCAGCCCGGTGATCCGTGATCACACAGCAGCCGGCAGCGGTCATTTCGACAATGCGCGGGTTGACTGATTCTGCCACATGGCCCGCGCGTGGCGTCCTGAAAAAGTTGATCGTCACGGCCGCCGTTTTCGCCAGTCGCACCAGCTCCGCATTGGGCACCAGCCCGCCCTTGATGTAGGCCTGCAGCGGGCTCGCCTTTGGGATCAGCTCGGTCGTGCCGTACAGGTGCAGGTCGATCCCAGTCCAGTCGATGGCCTCGAACCACGCGATCCGCTCCGCGAAGTAACTGCCGCAGAACAGCACGTCACACGGCTGCACGGGGGCGGCCGTCGCGACGTCATGCACGCCCGGCCGCCAGGCATGCGGCAGGTAGGCCGTCCGCGGGTTGACCGCGCGGAACGCCTCGATGGCCGCGCGCTCGTGCGTCCAGACGCCGTTGACCAGGGCCGCCAGCCGCAGCTCGTCGTCGATGTCATAGGGCGTCTCGGTGCAGAGCATCCAGACGCGCAGCCCGGCCCGCTTGGCCAGCGCGATCTTCTCAGGCGGCAGGAACATGGCCGACACCACAACCAGATCGGTGCAGTGCTTCTCCAGCGCCCGCTCGATCAAGCCCGTCGTCGCCATATGTAGCGTGTCGGCAGCCGACGGCTTCGGCCAGTGCTGGCCCTGCTTCTCCCGCCGCTGCTTGCGCCAGAGGTAGTGCAAAAAGCTGTGCCAGCGCTCGATGCGCCCATCCAGCCGCCACTCGACCACCTGCGCGCCCTGCGCCCGCAGGCCTTCCACGACCGCCGTATACACGTCGTGCGTGGCCCACGACGCGCCCGGATGGCAGACCAGCATCTTCATGCCGTCGGCTCCACGATCACGCGATACAGGCCGCCGCGATGCTGATAGCGCAGATCCCGGTCTTCGTCGATCTCGACCGTGGCGATCCGCTCCTCGCGCTGCATCAGCGTCAGCGTGTAGCCGGTCGGTGACATCGTGCCGTTCTGCAGCAGCACGTGAATCCGATCCGCGCAGGTCTGCACGGCCGACGCGGTCATGCTCTGCTGCACCGCCTTGACCAGATACAGAAACGACTCGAAGCCCTGCTGTCGCCGCAGCAGATACTGATCTTCGTGCGTCATCTGCTGCACGATCACGAATGGCTCGGCCACACCCTGCGGGGCCACCTCCCGATACACGCCGCCGGGGGCCGCCGCCATCAGGGTCGCATCGCCTTCCAGCTTGGCGATCAGTGCCGTGTCGACCGCCTGACTACTGGCCAACGGTGCCCCCCGTGATGGTCGCGCCGGTCACGCGCTCGACCATCCGCAGCAGGTCGGCGTAGAAGTCACGCCGCACGCGGGCCGCGACTTCGCCCATCACCGGCCTGGCCGGCTGTCGGCGCGTGCCGTACTCGTAGATGTGCGCGTGCGGAGCCGTGCTCTTGACGATCGACAGCACGCGGTGCCCGTCGCCCTTCACGCGCACGACGCGCACGCCCTTCCGAAGGTTGCCCGTCGGGCCCTGCGGATACGCGGCCTTGACCTCCTCGACCGCGCGCGTCGCGGCCTCGTCAGCCAGCCGCTGCCCGTCGTCCGTGCAGGCCTCAGCGAAGCCGGCCACCAGCTTCTTGAGATCGTCGAGGCCCTGCAGCTCAAGCGTCGCGGCCGCCATTAGAGCTGCTCCTCGCATGCCAGCACCAGCCAGCGGTCGCGCTCCTGGATGTTCTGCAGGCCGCGCACATTGAAGTATCGCCCGTCGTAGGTCAGCCGGCTGCGCGTCGTCACTCCGTCGTGCCAGCGCATCGTGACAATGTGCGAGATCGGGGCCTCGATGGTGTTGCCCACCAGCCGCTCGATGTTGCTCGCCGTGGCGACGTCGATCCGCGCCCACACGGGCGACGGGCTCGCCGCCACCCAGGCATCGGTATAGCCGCCGTCACCGTCTGCCGTGCGCGTCGGGTTGGCAATCGCCACACGGTGTCGCATCTGCCCGATCTGCGTCATGCCGCCTCGATCAACCGATAGGGGCCCAGCAGCCGCTCGACCGTGAACCGTGTGCTCTGCACCATCGTACCCGTGATAGTTTCCTGCCGCTGCTCATATAGGTCGCCCAGCAGCAGATAGATCGCCGACTTGATGCCGTCTGGCACCTGCGGGGCCGAGCCATAGCCCACGACCACGCGCACCGTGACGGGGCGATCGGGCTGCGTCGACAGGGTCGGCAGCGTCACGCCGTCCGCAATTTCAATGGTGCCGCGGCCCGCCCTCGGCCCAGCCTGCGCGCGCACGACATACTGGCTGGCCGCCAGCGTCTGCGTCACCTGGTCTTCGTCGATGTAGCTGATCGAGGTGATCGACTGCAGCGGAGCATACGGCACGACCAGCGGATCGCCGATGATCGGCCAGCCCGCATACCGGAAGTCCATCGTCTGCGTGCAGAGGGCACGTCGTGTGTAAGTTTCCACCCACTCGCGCGCCGACACCTGCATGGCCGAGATCAGCGTGTCATCGCTGGCGTGGTCGACGCGCAGAAACTGCTTGCACTCCGACAGCGTCAGCGGCTCGACCGCCGGGCCCGTCACGAGCGACGCGATCGGCTGTCGTCGCCAGCTCATGCCGCCACCTCAGCCACCCGCCGCTTGCGCTGCGGGGCTGCGAGAATGGCCTGCTGATACGGGGCGTGCCGCGCTTCGGTCACGCGCTCGGCCGCGCCCTGCGCGATCAGTGCGGCCTCGAGGCCCGCCGGCAGCGCGCACACCTCGCCGGCGGCCAGTCGGCCGACGTCAGACAATCGGATCTCGGTCAGCAGTCGCACCATGTCAGGGCCTCGCGGAAGGGCTGCGGGGCCGCTGCCGTCATGACAGCAGCCCCGGCAGTGTGTGACTAGGCAAACGCCTGATCGCCCACGGGGGCGATGTGCGGCAGGCCCTGCACCGCGACGGCAGAAAACGCCGCGACTGCGGTGCCGGTTTCGGTCGCCACGAGACGGGCGTAACGCTTCCCGCCGCTGTAGCCCATCAGGCCGACCTTGTTGCTGGCGCTGGTCGCATTGATCACCAGGTTGCTGCCAAGCAGACCAGTCGCCGCCGTCACCGTGGCCCCGTCGCTCAGGTCCGATGCGTCACCGGCCTGAATCGTCAGGGTAAAGTAGTTGCTGGCATCGGCCGTCGTGACCGTCGCCAGCTGCACCACGAACGTGCAGGCGTCGAAGCCCTGCATGTCGATGATGTTGGTGCCGTTCGCCGTGGCCGACCGATCAGCGTAGTTGAACGCCGAGGTGACCTTCGTCTGGTTCAGTGAATCGCGCATGTCGTCGTCTCCTTTACGCCGAGAACTTCAGGAACTTGATCGCGTCGAAGTCGACGACGCCGCCGCCCACGCGACGGGTCGCATGGAAGGTGATGTAGGGGTTGTTCGAGAAGGGGTCACGCAGCACCGACAGGCCGAGCCGGTCGACGACCATGTACCCGTTGCCGAAGTTGCCGAACGCGATCGACAGCGAATCGGCACCAACCGCCGGCATGTCCTCGGCCTCGACCACGTTGTAGCCCAGCAGCACCGACGGATTGCCGGCCTGCGTCGAGGGCTGCCAGATGTAGTCGCCGCCGCTGGTCTTCAGCACGCGGACGGATGCGAGCGTCGCCTTCGACATCATGAACACGGCACCCTGTCGGTAGCCCGACTTCAGCTTGCCGGTCAGGTCGATCAGCTTGTCGACGCCGTTGGCATTGCTGCCGAAGCCGCCCGACGTGCCGGTCGCCACGTGCTCAAGCTGACCCCACGCGCGGGAGCTGTCAGCCGTGGCGGCCGTGGTGTAGGTCGTGATCCCGCGCGGGCGTCCGACGCCGCTGCCGGTGATGAATGCAGTCTGCTCGCTCAGGGCGAAGTCACGGGCGATGCTGTCCGACAGCCACTGCTCCACGTTGACGGCTGCGTCCTCCAGCATGTTGGGCCCGATGCGCGGGCTCGACCGCTGGTTGTTGACCTCGATGCGGTACTTCTTCAGCGTCGGCGTGGCCGGGTCGGTGCTGGTCGTCACTTCGTCCAGCCACGACACCGACAGCTGGCCATACGACACCACACCCTCGACGGCATTGCCGCTGATGGTCTGAATGCGCGCGACCTGACGCATGGGCGAGCCGTCGAAGAGCCGCTGCACCAGCGGGCCGACGACCGACTCGGGCACCAGGTAACCGCCGTTCTCGTTGTCCGAGATCCGCATGGCCTTCGCCTGCGGAGCCGCATCACCGCGACGCAGCCACGCGCTGAACGCCGCCTTCTGCTCGTCGGGCTGACCGCTGGTCGGGGCCGCCGACGCGCGGGTGATAGCCGCCTCGGTCGCCTTCAGCCGCTCGGCCAGCTGGTCCAGGTCGGTGTTGATCTTGTCGATCTTGGCCAGGTGATCGCCCTGCCCCTGCTTCTCCTCGATCGCCTTCAGGCGGGCATCGTTCGCGGTCTTGAGTGCCTCGAACGCGGCCGCCTGAGCGTCGAGCACCTGCTTCACGTTGTCCATGCTCGTCTCCTACGGATTGAACCGCCGGCACAATGCCGCGGCCTCGTCTGCTGTCAGATCCGGTGCGCTTGCCTCACGCAGCGCCCGCATGCCCGCCGTCGCCACAGCCTTCGCCTCGGACCGCGAGAAGCCTGCCTCACGCAGGATGCGCTCCAGTCCTCGGTAGCTGCCGCTTCGGGCGTCCTTCACGGCCGCGACGCGCGCGTCCGTATTCGCAGGGAACGTCACCAGGGACGTTTCCCACAATTCAATGCCGACCAGCTCGCGCACGTCGCGCTCACGGTCATACCGCTCGCCGCTGACGGAATAGCCGATGGACAGGCCAGACAGCGCGCCCATCTTCAGCAGGGCATAGGCCTCGCGGCCCAGCTGCGTGTCGGCCAGCTCGCCGACGACGTGCAGCCCGCGCGCGTCCTCCCGCATCGACCGCCACACGCCAATTACCTGTGACGGGTCGTGCTGCCAGAGCATCGCCGGCATGCGCCCTGATCCTTCAGCCTTGCGGATCGTGTCAGCGAATGCCCCAGGCATCACGACATCGCCGTAGCTGTCGACGACGCCGAACACAGAGCCGTAGCCCTCGAACGTGCGATCCGCGTCCAGCGCTTTGTAGCTGCAGGCGACCGCCTTGATCTCGCGGCCGGCCGATGTGGCGCTGCGCGCCACGTCGAGTGCGTCGTCGATTCGCATCATCTCCTCGCGCTTTCGTGTCGACCAGCTCTGGCCCGGATCGCCGCCCCACAGGGCCCACGCGATGCGGCCAGCCGATGGGTAGCCATCCTCGTCAGGCCGGTAGCCCTGCCCTTCCTTGTCGACCTCATGCCGGGCAAACCAGGCCGCCATTGTGATGATCGTTTCTGGCGTCATCTCGTCGCCAGACAGGATCTGCCGCGCGCGTCGCACTGCGACACCAGTGCCCCCACGGCCAAACTGCTCGCGCCAGTCGAGCCCCCGCTGGGCTTCGGCGCGCATCGCGCTTGTCGGCTGCAGATCAATCGGCTCGCCACGATAGACCGCGCGCACCTCGTCGGTGTCGGTCAGGAACTCCTCGGCCGTCAGCGCCTGCAGGCCGAGCCGGCGCGCCATCTGCCGCACCCCTGCGTCATTGTCGACAGCGGATTCCAGTTCGTCGCCATACTCTTCAATCAGCAGGCTGTACTTATATTCCTTGAACGCCAGGGCCACATTCGGGCCGGTGCGATCCGCGAAGTCATTCAGGTGCAGCTCGTCGAATGGCACACCGTTCGCACGCAACCACGCGCGCGTGTCGTCCATGCGATCGACCGTCCGACTGGAGACGATCAGAAACCGATCACCGTTGTCTGCCATTGCGCGCATGCGCGCGATCAGCGGCTCGCGTGGCGTATCGCCGCTGGTCGTCAGCGTGCCGTCGATGTCGATGATGTATGCCGACATCAGGCCGTGCCTCCATTGCGCGGCTGCCCGATCGGCTGCATGTTCAGCGGCTCGAGGTAGTCGTCGCCGCCCGGCACCTCGTCGAGGTTCTCCAGTCGGCGAATGTCGTTGATCGACAGGAAGCCCGCCTGTCGGCCAACCATATAGGCCTGATACCGGCTGGCGATGTCGCCACGCAGCAGGCCGTCCAGTTGGAACTCGAAGAAATAGTTACGCCGCTGCTGCGCCGAATCCGACAGCAGGCTGGCATGCAGCACCTGCTCGAACAGCACCGCCCACGGTCGGATGCAGTGCTGCACGAACTCAATCGATTGGTGTTCGATATTCGAGAATGTCGAACGCTCCAGATCGCCGATCATGTGCGCCGGCACGCGGAACGCCGCCGCGATCTCCGTGCGCGTGAACTTGCGCGTTTCCAGCAGCTGCAGGTCTTCGTTGGTCATGCTGATCTTGTCGACCTGCATGCCCTCCTCGAGGACGGCCACGCGGCCGGCCTTGCGCGCGCCACCGTAGGCGGCCTGCCAGGATTCCTTCAGCCGGGCAGCGGCCTCCTCGTCCAGCACCTGCGGATGTCGCAGCACGAGGCCTGGCGTGGCGTCGTTCTCCAGCAGCGTCCGGCCGTAGACCTGCGCGCTGTGCGCCGTGTCGATGATGTCGGCCGCATCCTGAATCAGCGACCGCCCCATCAGGCCCGACGTCGACAGGCCGCGCAGGTGCAGCACCTTCGGATAATCGCCAGCGAACGCCTGCCGATACTCGCGCGCCCCGCCCTCGGCCAGCGTGTAGCGATACACCGGCCCATACGCCCCGCGCTGCACGTCCATGCGCGACGGGTCCAGGATGTTCAGCTCGCGCACGAAGCCGTCGACGCGCACGATCTCGGCGTAGGCGTTGCCGTGCAGCAGCACGTGCGCCATCATCTGCTCGCGCCATTCGGCGCTGGTCTGGAAGGGGTTGGGTTTCCACCGCAGCAGCTCGGCCAGCGGATCGTTATCCTGCCGCTGCTTGCCTGATGCCGTGCGCCTGTACAGCAGCAGCGGCAGCGTGCCAATGGTCTGCGCGATGACATTCACGCAGGCCAGCACGGTCGACACCTTCAGGGCATCGTCCTCGCCGACCTTGCCCGTACGCAGGAAGTCCGAGACCAGCTGCTGCAGGGCCGTCGACTTCGCCCGCCTGGGGGCCGGTACCGCGCCGATCAGGCGCTCAAGAATAGTAGGCACGCGCGTCTCGTGCCGTCGATGCGGATCGCATCCATCGGCACGGCGTCAGTATGTCGACGCGCGCGCGTGATGTGCTACAGGTCGTTGCCGTTGCTGCCGTTGGTTTCTGCTCGCTTCCCCGGATCAACGTCGTCACGTCGCACGAACACACGGCGCGCGGCCGGTGAGGCCTTCGTCGACTGCACCGCGCCCTTGTCGATCCAGTTGCGGATCGTGCGCTTCGTCACCCGCGCGAGGCTCGCGGCCTCGTCCATCGTGATCCACTGCATCGGCTACCCCCCCAGAATGATCAGGCCGCGATCGCGCGGGCCTTTCGGTTTCGGCGTCAGCTGCGGCAGGCGTGACAGCGCCATGATCAGCGCAACCACGCCGTCGATCTTCTCGGCCGCCCGCGCCTTGTCGGGGGCCACATTGCCGTTAGGGTCTGTCCTGACAATCAGATTGTCAGCCATCCAGCGCAGCACCGGATGGCCACCGTGCTGCAGCTGCCCCTTCGCCACGAACTCGGCCAGTTGCTTCGTCGGTTCGCTGAGCGTGCGATAGCCCTGCCGAACCTCGACCGGCGTGAGCCCGTCGGCCTGCAGCTCCGTCGCCAGGCTGGTTGCATTCCATGAATCGTAAGCCAGCTCCCGCACGTCGAACTCGCGCGACAGCTCCAGCAGGGCCGCACGGATGAACGCCTGGTCGATGACGTCCCCCGGCGTCACCTGAAGATACCTGGCCCGCACCCATGCCTCGAGCGGCACCAGCGCCCGCCGCGATTGCTGCACCGCGGCCTCTGGGGCCCAGATGGTCGGTAGCACGATCACGCCGCCATCAGGCCGACGGAACACGGCCACGGCCGCCGTGAAATCGAACTTGGCCGAGACATCCATGCCGATCACGCAGGGCTGCCCGCGCAGCGCAGCCCGGTCGATCGTGGCGCTGTTTGCCTCGCTGTCCCACTGCGCCATCGGTAGATACCGCTCGGCCGCCTGCACCCATTGACCGAGATGCAGCCGCCGAAACTCCGACTCAAATGCTGGGATGTGCTGCGCCTGCAGGCACTTGCGCGCGAGGTCGTCGGCCTTGACCGACACGCCAAAATTAGGATTCGCCTTGCGCCAGATCGCCGGGTCGCGCCAGTCGTCCTTCGGGTCCGCGCCAATGATGCAGCCGAACCATGACGGATCGTCGACGATGCCGCGCACGACCTGGCTGCTGTACTGATGATGGTCTGCACACACGCCCGTCGTGCCCACGCCGGCCGTCGTGATCTCGAACAGCAGCGGCTGCCGTCGTGTGCCCGTGCCCGTCGACAGCACGTCGATCACACCGCTCGACTTCATGGCGTGGATCTCGTCGATGATGATCCCGTTGGGCCTCAGCCCGTCGAGCGTATCCTCGTCGCCACCCAGCGGCACCAGCTTCGACGCGCTGGCGTGGTGCCACAGATGGGTCTTCAGCGGCTCGATGCGCTGGGCCAGCGCCGGCACGCGGAGCACCATCTGCCGCGCCGTCTCCCATGTGATCTTCGCCTGGTCCTTCTTGGTCGCTGCGCAGTAGACCTCCGCGCCGGGCTCGCCGTCGAAGGCCAGCAGGCGCAGGGCGATCCCGGCCGCCGTGGTCGACTTGCCCTGCCCCCGCGGCTGCTCGCAGTAGGCCTGACGGAACCGCCGCCGGCCGTCCTCGAGCAGCCAGCCGAACAGGCTGCCGACAATAAACCGCTGGAACGGCTGCAGGTCAATCGGCTGCCCCGCCCATTCGCCTTTGTAGTGCCGCAGCTTGCCGAAGAATGCGATCGCCAGCTCGGCCGTCTCTGGCGACCACCGCCAGCCGCGATCCCGTGCGACCGTCAGGTCGGCCAGGTGCCGCGCGCACGCCGCCCGCAGCAGCTCGCCGCCAGGCTCGTCGCCGTCGGCGACACGCCGCGCGTAGGCCGTCGCGCCGTCAGGCGGGGCCGGTGTGATCGCTCGCCGTCTACGCGCTGGGCTCATCGTCGAAGGGGTCGATCTCCCGCGCCGGCTCGACCGGCACGCGGAGCAGGCTGGCCGGGTTCAGGACCAGATCGTTCTCCAGCGCCCGCGCCTTGTCGAGCCACGACCGCAGCATCGCATCGGCCGGGTTCGCCTTCACGATCTCGCGCGTCGTCCCATCGGGCTGGCACTGCGTCGTGATGATCACCGGGGCCGACTCGCGGACGATCTGCGTCAGCCGCTGCACCTGCGCCATTGCGACGCAATAGCGGCCCAGCGCATCGACCGACTTGTCGCTGAGCCGGCCGTCGGCGGCCAGCCTGGGGGCGTAATACCGCCAGATCTCCAGCTCAGGGCCGGTCAGATAGGCCGGGGCGTCGGGCGGGGCCGGCATGACCGGCAGCTGGCGCGGCCCGCCTGACCGCTTGCCGGGCTTCGTCATCGACCGGCCGCTGCCGATCTCGGGCAGCCGACCGCCGCGCGCGTGTCCTCCTGATGGCATTTTTTCGCCTCCGTTCGGTGTAGTTTACCCTAATTTCAGCTTCAGCCTGACGCAATCTGTCCTATTTTGTGGATAGACTGTCCTGTTTTGTGGACGTTTTGAACCGCCCGTGGTCGCGCGCACT